GGTAAACATAAGGCTAAGATCAATGCGCATTTTTTCTCCCTCGGAGAAAGAGGCATAGCTGAAATCGTCTCTGTAACGCGATTTAATAGTTTCATTAAAGTTTTCGTCCAATTCGAACTGGACAAAGAAGTCCATAGCGGCAAGGTATTTATTGATTAGCTTATTCATCACAGGAACATACTGCTTGATGATCTTTGTCTTAATACCTGTGTCCTTCAATAGAACACCGGCTACTTCTAAAACTTGACGATGGTGTGTCAGTTCTTCTTTGCGAGTCTTTGTCTTGCTCAAATCTTTCTTGAAAGTATCAATATCATCATTGCCACTATCAATGGCTCGTGTATTGTTACGAATCGATTCAATCTCAGCAGTCAAAGTCTTAATCGAGTTTTGCCATGAACGAATGTCTGCATTATGTCCAGTGATCTGGTTATTATGAGACGTGATTTGAGTATTGATTTCAGCAATCTCTTGAATTCGAGCATCAAGACTTGCCAACTGATTTGACAGTTGAACCATAGCATCTTCAACTTCAGAAGTCTTGGACGTACGATTGTGAATCCACTCTTCTTTGAAGCCGTGGTCGATACCTTGGCGACATGTCGGGCAGTTATCATGATCGTGGAAGAATGAAATTTCTTTCTTGAACTTCTTGATCTTGTTTTCAAACTCACTTTCCATATGAATGAGTTTTGACCGACGGCGCATTACACTATCACTGTCTTCAATGAGTGCACTGAGTGTAGTTATACTCAGGCTTACAGTTTCAATAGCAGCTTCTGTTTCAGCAATACGATCTTCAAGTTCACCTAGCATTTCTTGCTTGGCTTTAATCAGATCATCGTTGTTGGTACGAAGAGAGACAATATGCTTCTCAGCCAGTTCAATCTTGTTCTCAATCAAAGTAATCTTATGATCTGCTTCATTGATATCATTACGATTCTCGATAATCTTTTCTTTGAGCAACGTGTTCATCGTGCTGAAGATTTGAATATCTAATAGGTCTTCAATCACTTCTCTACGTGCGTGTGCAGGAAGCTGCATAAAGGGCAGATAGTTTGCAGAACCTAGGACTACAATCTGGCCGAAAGATTTGAAACTTAATTTCAAGATCTGCTTCTCAAATAGATCTTGATAATCTTTTACAGACGAGTTTTGGTTAATAAGTACATTATTTTGGTAAATCTCGAAGAGATGTGGTTTCATGCCTCTTTTTACAAGAAAATCATTTTTACCTACAGAGAACTCACATTCTACGAGAAGTCCTTTATTTGTAATAGAGTTCATCAATTGAGGTTTGTTGATGTTACGGAATGGCTTACCATATAAAGCAAATACCAGCGCATCCAGTATCGTGGACTTGCCGGCTCCATTCTCACCAACGATTAAAGTTGACTTACTACGATCCAACTGGATCTCAGTCATTTGATTCCCTGTTGACAGGAGGTTCTGCCAACGAAGCTTTTTAAAATAAATCATGTAATTACTCTACCTGTAAAGCTTCACTATACAACGTTCTGAGAAAATTGTCAAGGCGTTTTTTATCTACTGGAGTTTCCCACTGGTCGACTACCTTAGTCAAGATTGTGAGCGTGTCTTCCGCTTCATTGACAATGTCACTGTCATCTTCCAATTGAAGATTGAGATTGTCTTCGACCACTTGGATATCAAGAGCACCTGCCTTTTCAAGTCTATCAATATATGTATCAAACCAGAAAGGATTGTTCTTGTTCTTCACAATTACCTTTACGTAAGATCCTTGAGTTGCTTCAAAATCGAATCCATTGATGGTATCGAATCCATTCCACTTGGCATCGTCATAGAACCACTTTTGAAACATTGTGTAGGGATTTTGGATGAACTGCAATTCTCGAGTTTCTGTGTCGAATATATGAAAGCCCCGTGGATCATCAAAATCAGACCAAGACATTTCATACGGTGCGCCAAGATAATTGATATTGCCCCGTGTGGATTTATGATGGAAATGACCAGAACAAACGAGATCAAACTTATTAAAAACGCTAGTAGATAGACCATGATCGTTTACGGCTCCTCGGTACATTTCGAACCCTGCAATTTCGAGATGCCCAAAAAGGATCTGCGCGTGAGTTTCTTCGACGAAGCGCATTGACTCGTCGTAGTTACCCGAGCAGACCCACGGCAAGACAGCAATATCAGTGCCATCAACATTAACAACAGTAGGTTCGTCATAATAGTTTATCTCATACTTTGAGTGATCGTACAGTTCGCGCATAGCATTAACTTCGTTTGTGTTCTTAAACGAAGTATCATGGTTACCAATAATCACATCTAGTTTAATGTTTGAGGTATGGCATTTATCGATGAATGATCTAAGATGTCTTGCTGTGACAAAGTTGATATACTTACGTCGATCAACAATATCACCAAGATGGAAAATCCGAGTAATACCATTGTCAGCAAGAGTCGGAAAAAAGAATTCATAATAAAACCTGTTAAAGTACTCGGCAAACGCAACAGAATCTCCACGTGCGCCAAAGTGTGTATCAGTAATCAAAGCAATTTTCATTTAGATTTTCCGAACTTTCTTATCATATTCACGAATGCACTTATCGCAAAAGTCACGAATGTTTTGTAAATTCATCATATAGTTATGTCGAACTGTTATTGAATTGCTAGGATTTAGCATGTTCTCTCTGTACTGCTCAAGCAGTGGTGGAATATTTAGATTACTCATCTCCATCCTCTATAAATTTTTCTACGCCTTTCTTAGGCTTTGGTGCAACTGGGTTCTTTGCTTCAAACTTTTCAACGAGCTCACCCAGCTTTTCATTCACATTAATATATACGGCAGCAAACTGAGATCTATCTTCTGGCGCCATATCAACAAGAGTATTCATGACAATAGAGTTTTCGAAGCTCTTGTGCTTGATGTAAAGTTGTTTCTTTTCTTTCTCGATTCTACGTAGGAATGCGTTGTATACGATTTGTGTAAAGTATGCAAATGGATTGTTTGTCTTTTCAGGATTAAAGTTGTGGAGATACCTTAGACAGTTTTCAATAGCATCGCCAATCATCTCATCTTTATAAGAGTATCCAACAAAGTTTGGTCGAGTTGCCAGTCGTTGAGCGATCAGCATAATACACTTGCCAACATAGTTCGGAACTGGTGGACGATCTTCATTCAGACGTTTAGTCTCTTGGAATGCAGTATGATATTTCACCATCTCTGTATAGAAGAGCTTGTTGTCGATGTAGTGGTTCGACTTCTTTTTCTTTGGGATCTTTTCCATTATAACCTCAATTCAATTTTGATTTATCTGGCCGAATCATATTCATGAGCTTTTGATATCTTTCTTCAGCGTGATTCATTTCGTTTATAGCTTCATTTACAACTTCCTCTGCCATCTTCTTATCGTGCAGAGAAACCAGTCTTTCGTAGTACATACACATATGTTTTGAAACTGGAAAATCAAATACTATCTTGTTCTTATTAATCACTATATACTCAGTTGAAGAAAATGTCAACACGTTTGTGAGCTTAGAACCAATAGATCCTTCATTATTAATAGCATCAACAATTCATTATAACCTCACGTTGTAAATTTCATAATCAAATTGTTCAGCGTCGTAAATTTTAGTTCGTTCTAAGAAGTGTTTCAATGTAAAGTTTTGGTGTGCTTTATAAGACAGATCGTCGACGATATCGTATAAGATGGCACCGTGTTCTTGTTTCTCTTCGTGCAATCGAAGCATACGACCAATCGATTGTAGTACTTTAATCTTAGACTTCGATGGAGAAGCGGCGACCATATGATGTAGTCGATTGATACTCACACCCGTCGATGTCGTTCCTAGTGAGGCGAGGAGGGTGGCGTTTTCTTCTTCTTCGATAGCCTTACGTATAGACTCTCGCATATCACCGCTAACAGAGCCATCAATGTAAAACACATTATGATTTGTACTTCTTGTGAAGAGATCATGGAGTGTTTTGCCATGATCCACAATTCGAAAGAAAACAAGTTTGTTACCCTTTAACGAGAGTCCGAGATTGCGGATGAACTTATTCCGAGCGTCGCAATTGATGAGGAAATCGATTTCTTCTTGATATGTTTTTCCC